AACTCCTATATAAGAATTTATATTTCTAAACAATTTTAAAAATACATCACTAACATGTCGTCAATAATATCATGACATATAAATATATTATAAACGTCGCGATCCTAAAAACAGCCTTAAACAATATTCTAACGTCCTTTTTTATGATGAGAGGAGGACAGGTCAAACCCTCTGTTTTCAATATGTTTAAGGTCAGTACCTCTCCCCATTTCATGGATCTTCTCTTTCCCTAAGAGGAAGTCGTGTTGATCTCTTAGCATCTTCGCTTTAAGCTCTTCTTTTGCCATCTCAAGTTGAGACGCCTGGATCTCTCTTTTTGTATTTAAATCGAGCATCTTAAGCTTCTCTCTCGAGTCTCTTTCCTTATCCCTTTGATCTAATTCCATCATAGAAAGCTGGGCATCCATCGCAGCAGGAGGAGGAAGAGTATTAGAAGCCCCCAATTCTTGATCACGGACAAGTAAATGCGTGGACGCATTCGCGACGACAAGTGCAACCGCATTATCCATATCTGGATTCTGCTGAGGGCCGGAAAGTCCTTGGATAGGCTGCCCTGCCATAATTTGGATGTCCTTTTTGTACGCAAAGCCAAGATGTTGAGAAATTAAAGCGTTAAACTGAGGGGAGAACTTCGAGTTAATCAAAGGATTCGCGCCGTACTGTGGGTCTGCCATGAAATTGTAAAGCGCTTGAAGATGAGCATGATTGTCCTGAGCTTCATATGCTTGAACCGGTTTGTTATTCAAGATTGATTGAATTTCACCAACAGGATCTAAAGGAGGTGCCGGTTTTTGACTCTTGTCTGGAAGAAGAGCATTAATATTATCGACCCCGAGAGCCATGTAGTACCGTCGATAGGCCTCTTTCAGGTCATGAATATCTGGGCTCTGTTGCGCTGACGTCAACTGCTCTCTCGCTAATGCAATCCTTTGGGTTGAAGACGTAATATTTGGATCTGAAACGGGAACGACATCCACAGATCCGTCAAAGTCTTGGTCAAAGATGTGGGGATCGGAACCCGTGTTATAGGGGTAAGTTTCAGGACGATTTTCTTTCAATATTCTAACAAGAAGAGCGAACTCTTTTCTTAAAGACCCGTGGAGACGTCGATGTATAGCGCCGTAAAACCTCGATGAAGCTTCCAATAGCGCCATCGTCGTCCCTACTGGTCCGTAGTTTGTCGCTTCATTTAAAACCGCGCCTGTTTCATCAGCAAACTTTTGAGCTGACGACACAATATATTGATGGGTCTGAATCAAACCGGGATCTGCTCCTTTGTAAGGAAGAGGACTGATGATGTCTGTAATTTTTGTGCCAAGGGGAACGTCAATATCTCTAAATTCCCCTGGCAATAAGGGATCGTCTGCTTGAGAAGTCCGCATCCCCTTCGCCTTAAATCCTGCTGGAAAATTTGCGAAAGCTCCCGCAATGACAATATCTCGTAAAGTCTGGGTGGCGACTTTCGCGTTGTTTCCAATGAGGTGAACAAGACCATATCCATAGAACCCTAGACCTGTCGTCAGCTTATGATGGACGAACCAGTTGATCTTTTTCTTAAGAGGGTCTTTTTCCTGATAGTTCCTTCTTATACTCAAAACCTTGTTGGATTCGGAATCGATCGTGATGATATAAGGAAGTGCAATTCCCGTTTCCTCTCCTTTCTCGTCCCTATCTTCAAAGCCTTCTAAGTCGTAATCACAATGAACCTCGTACAATAAGTACTGATCTTGATTCGTCGGAACGCTAGAGCGCCCTTCGATTCTTTTAACTTCCTTCTCAATCTCATTTTCTTTGATGTCATACGTTTCCCCAAGATCGACATCTTCGCTGTAGAACCCACTCCTTTGTAGTTTCTTGAGATCATTTGCATTGATTCTAATCTTTTGCGTAACTCTCGGTGAATCATCAATATCCACCACTGAATCTGGAACGATCACATCCTCTGCGGGCAGGAAAAGACTTCTGGGTCTTTCTTTGTTTGTGTCCCAGTATACCTTTCGAAACGCGCTGCCACTTAAAGCTAGATAAAACAACATCCTGTCGGATTCAGGCATGTACTCTTCCATTTTCGTCGTTAGAAGATAATTGAGATAGGTTTCAACTCGATTTGCTTTTGCTACTGCTGCAGGGTCATTAACCCCGTTAACTTGAGACCTGACGGGACCTTTGGGAGGAAATAGCTCTTGCAGCGCTTTTGACTGAATCTTAATCGCTGATTCTGCGAGGATGGGATGAACCACGCTCGCAATGTTCGTGATTCTGTTATGTTCAAAGTCATCGTCTCTATTAAGACCCAGTAACTCTAGCGTGTCAGCGAAGACCTTTTCCCATCCTTCTCTGCTGTCGATATCGTCTTCGATTTTTCCAATCAAATCGACATACAACTCATCGATTTCGTCTTTCTCAAGATAGTCGACTAAGTTTGCCCCAAAAGGTATCTGAAGGCCATTAGATCCCCCAAAATCAAGATTCATTTCAATAGACCCATCGGGGTTCGTTTGATGATCGACACTGTTCATATCCGTTAATTGGTTTTCAATACCCATCTCTGAAGATGGCTTTAGTCCTAGTATGGGATTAGAACTATCAATAGGAGAGCTATTAAAAGGAGAATTGTTAATAAACATATCTATCACTCATTTTATAAGATTCATTTTATAAGATTCATTTTAATAAAAGTATGATCAAAAAAGACTAAACGGATGCAGACGAGTTCTTTGAGGTTTGTATTTAATATCATCTTCATCTTCGATGAAATCATCCATTCTCGAGTTCAACATTCGATTAGAGCGTAGATAGAGAATCGCTTGAGTCAAGGCATCGACCGTATCGTCGTGGGCAATCCTTGGGAATCCTTGACAGTCTTTGATCAGCTCTTCAATACGACTGTCTTCAGAAATCGCACAAATCCTTCCGGACTCATAATAAGGAGTCGTCAATTGAACCCTATATTCCTTATTTCCCATTCGCGACGCGTCATAAGTCGTGACAGGAAGTCCCGTGTCACGCAAAAGCTGAGCCAGACTTAACCCCGCAGCTCGTGGCTCGATCAGGACGACATCAGATCTAAAAGTTCTGTAGATATCGCATACCTCTTCTCTTAAAGCCTGTATTGGAAGCCGACGCTTAACGACATCTCTCACGATCACTTTTTTAATATCATCTTCATCTGTAAACGTACTTAAGGTTACGATTCCGGAGAAGTCAGACTCTTTCGTATTTCCGTAGGATGCGTCCACGCTCGTGATCGTCATATCGACAACAATCTTTCGTTTTTGACTCACCATCACCCAGCTTTCTGCTTTTATGAGCGCGCCTTCGATTGAGGTAGGGCGCTGCATGTACTCCGATTCCCAGATCGCCGAGTTCATCCCACTCTTTAGCGCAAGAAGACTATGGTTGGGATACATCTCTGGCCAGAGCGCGTCTCCGATGGGCCTTCCTAAAAGTAAGGAAGACTGTTCATCAAGAAATGCAGGGAACTTAATCACTCGCCACTTGTCCGAGTCCTTGTTCTTTGAGATGCTATCCAAGATCCTTCCCGCTAAGTCGTCGGGGTGCCATCTTGTCATCTGGAATAAAATCTTAGCATCTGGTAAAGCGCGAGTTCGAAGGGATCCTGACCATTTTTGAAAGATCGTATCCCTGTCTAGTTTACTCATCGCTTGATCGTGACTCATCGGGTCGTCGATCACTAAGAGATTAAATCCTTTACCCTCAAGCCCCGACCCAATCCCTGCCGCGTTCATGATTCCCCCCAAATCCGTACGCCACGTCGACTTCGACTTCGTCGTCTTGGACAACTGACAATGAGGGAAGATCCTTTGAAACATCACGTTCGTCGTGATCATCGTTCGAATGGGTTCTGAAATGTGGTTATCGCTATAGTCCTGATTGTAAGTCACGACCATCACCTGGTGCATCGGGTTCCTTCCGATGTACCACGCGGGAAACAGTATCGAGCACAATAATGACTTCCCATGTCGTGGGGGGGTGTTGAACATCAAGAAGGGATTCTGTTCAGACCCTCCAGGAACGTCACTATCTACCATCTGTTGAAGATATTCGATCATCTTTCCGTGAAACCCTGAGATGACGTAATCCGGCTTCACGAGCTGGATAAACGTCTTTAAGTCATTCTTTGCCTTATCAATCGCAAAGTTCATGTACATATCCGACATCTGGGCAGCCAAATCTTCATCGAAAAACTCCTTGGCTGTCTCGATGCTATGCCTCTCCTCTACACGTAATCCCCTCTTTTTCTCCTTCTCTTTTTCCTCTAAGGCCCTTCTTTGGCTCTTTGAAAAGCTTGTGGGGATAGTCCTTTTTTTCGTGAGAGCCTTTTCCTTCTCTGCTTTAAGATCGTTTTCCCTACTGTGATCGCCGAGAACCCTCTCTGCCCTTTTTCTAAGCATGGTTTCACGGACCTTACGCATGTGCTCGACACGCGCAAGCCTGATCTTTTCTTTACGTTCCCTCTCTATAAAATCAGGGTCCTCAATTGACACACTCCTATGAGTACAAAAGGACAGCCCTGTGTCATTGGAATCAATATCTGACACAGTACTATTAAAAAATGAGTCCGTTTTCTTTAAAGAATTCTGTCTATAGCTTTTCATTTTTTATAAAATCCAGCTGTTTTGATATTTCTATTTTCCATTTTTACGAGCATCGATGAGACTCATCACACCGGGGGGCAGTTCTATCCCCAGGGCTTTTGTCGCAAGCATGAGATCACTACTGACTTCAGACACATTCCTCGTGATGACTGACGACTCTTTTCGCACCTTTTCCCCTACGATTCCGATGATTCTTGCGAGTAATTCGATGCAATCCTTAGACTCTTTATACTTCTTGTCTGCTCGTGCTTCCGCTGCGAGAATCTTCAAATTGTTAATGATAAACGTTTCAGAGACTGTAAACTCGCTTTCCTGGTATCCGCGATACCTGAAATTCTCCCCCAACTTCGCGATTACCCGACTCTCGGCGTCAGGAAGCTTCTCTACTGAAATCGCAGGGGTCTTGATTTCTCTAGAAGACTTTTTAGCAGTCTTTTTAGAAGACTTTTTATTAGAAATCGCAGCTGACTCTCTTCTATAAGGTCCTTCATCTTCACCCTCATCAATCAAAGAACTTTCAGCTTCCACACCCCCCATAGAAGTATCTTCAGCTGCTACCTCATCCATAGAAAGACTTTTAGCTTCCTCCCCGTCGATGGAAAGACCTTTAGCTGCCTGCCTGCTTTTAAAGGCCCTATATTTTTCCGCACTTTCTTTCGCCATCTTTAAACTCATGCTGGTTCCCTTCGGTCTCCCCCGCCCTCTCTTTGGGACGTCTGGAACTTCAGTTAAATCAGAAGCTGGGGAGTCAATTTCATTGATTTCATCTTGAATCCAATCCCCATCTGTTTCGCATTTACCCTCTGTTCCTATATAGGAACCTTCATCTGTTCCGATTCTATTAATATAAGCTTTCTCTTTCGCCAGCGTTTCAGTCACCCGAATCACGATATCTTCCTTCTCACTCTCATTAAGCTTTCTCGCTCTTTCTTTAGATTGAAAATGCTTTATCCTGTCCAAATATGTATCCCCCTTAACATGTTTCATACTCTTGCCTCACCTTTGCTGAGCTTCAGCTGTTACGATTCACTTCATTAAGAATCTTCAGCTGTTACGATTCACTTCATAGAAATACGATAACACGATGGTGACTAAGACAATTAAAGTAAAATTTTCCATTTTACCAATCCTTGAAATACCTACTTTAAGATTTCTTGAAATGTTATTACCCGAAACATCCCTTGGGATAAAAAGATAACTTATACGGAGAAAGTTTGTTTGTAGGACCGCAACTGAGATTCTAATCCCTTTGATTTCGACTCATTTCTAAAATTTTTGAATTGACCACTTTAAGCTTTTTTGAATTGTGTGAGGGGGGTCAAGTGGGATAAATAAAAAAGGAAAATTTTCCAGCCCGGGTAAAAGGATTCCAAGGATGTTTTCTGGGGAAGTTTTGGATTTTGGGAATGAGTTTGAGTTTTCTTTGAAAAGATCTCGGGGTTTTTATCTCGAGAAAAGTTTTGGTTTAAAGTTGAATGACTTCCTTAGAAAGGATTCTCTGGAAACAAACACTATATAGTATACACATCCTAGGGCCTTCCTATATACATACCCCCATCCCATGCAAGGGATACCCTCTATCCTTAAGCATGATGAGCCGTCTTCATCAATGACTATGATGTTATGACTCTTGATATGCACAGACATCAAGGGGTCTATCGCGCATCCGATGGACATAATGCCACGGATAGACATAAGGATAGCGATCATGAACTCTGTCATGAATCTCACTAGGTCTATCGATATGTCTTTCACCAAAGTCGCTGTCTATGGATTGTATGTCATTTCCATGATCCATAGATGGTTATCATGAGAGAGAGTTTCAAGAACATGACAATAAAAAATATGGGTTCGGAAAAAGAAAGGACTTGGTTCTGGAACCCAAGATAGTGGGTATGATCATCACTGGGGTCTTATCTATTGTTAATTAAACGTATATCAATATCAAATTACATGTTAACAAAACGATGATGTATTTTTAATTATTATTCTTGAAATAACATACAGTCTATATAATATAATAGGTGTGAATATGACACTATTTACACATCTAATTGTAAAAAGGAGATACTTATGACAAAAACAATAGCATACATGCGTATATCAATGCAGTCTCAAGACATTAAGAGCCAACGATACTCTGTTCTAGATTATGCACAAAAGAATGACATCAGGATTGATGAGGAGATCATTGTTCAGATATCAAGCAGAAGAGGAACTAAAGAGCGGGGTATTGATAGGCTCTTAGAGCAAGCGGAAAAAGGGGATCTAATTCTAGTTAGTGAATTGTCAAGACTGGGGAGGTCATGTGGACAGGTCGTGACGATTATAAACGACTTCGTCAAAAAAGGATTAAGACTCATCGCGATTAAAGAATCCATTAAAATTGACGGTAAACAAGATATGACAACAAAAGTCATGATTCACACGATCAGTCTTTTCGCAGAATTAGAAAGAGATCTGATATCAATGAGGACAAAAGAAGCTTTAGCAGAGATAAAAGCGTCGGGGAAAATACTGGGAAGAAAACAGGGGACGCTATTGGACTCCCCGTTAGACAAAAGAATTCCCGAAATTATGAACATGATAGAAAAAAGAGTCTCAGTTGCGAGTATGGCAAAGATGCTCGATACCCCCTACCAATCCATGAGATATTTTCTCAAGACCCGAAAGATACCCGTAAAATAGCACCCAAAAACCCCCCTAATCTTGATTGAGGTCTTTAGTAAGATGAAATTAAAGACTTTTTTTACATTTTAATTGATTTTAAGTAAAATTTTGCTTTCTTTTCTGTTTCAGGTATGATAAAATCTATTTGTTAAAAATAGTGGAAATTGGCAGGTTTCAGAAGGTTTTTGAAGGAATTTTGGGAGGGAAAAATAACATAGGTTGTGGGCTCTATATGGGTATGATAATACCGCTAACTTAAAAGGGTAGACTAAAGTATCAGGCCATATTCCAGGATCTCTTTAAAGCGTCTCACTTTATCTCCGGCAGATGAGAGGTCTCTCATAAGAGCAGAGTTAAAAAAGGAGTCGATGATCCCATTTCCTTCTTCAAGAATTTTATCAAAGTCGTTTTCACATGACATGATATGATCTTGAAGGTCTCTCAACTTCTTGTTGATATTCCTCAATATCGTGACCGTGTCTTTCATCTCTATACGATCTCTTATCCTCACGACACAACCTGCTTAAAGTCTCTTTAAGACCTTCATCATCATAGATCACACTCTTTTAAAAATAAAAAGACTTTAGAGATGTCTACATTCGTATAATATTATTATTGAATATAACCACAATCTCTAAAGTAAGTCTTAGATAAAGAAAAAACAAGAAGTGACATCACTTTAATATCTCATCGCTGTGAAATCTCTCTTACAGATATAATCTTACAATCTTTTAATCTCATTTCAAAAGAATATTATTGAACTTACTAAAGAATATTCCCTATCAGCATCAACACAAAATATCCATTCTCATCATTAATATCAATATCAATATCAATATCAATATCAATATCAATATCAAATTAAGAC